CTGGCCTCAATATCAAAACTCATGATTTTATAGGGAACAAGGGTTTCTTTTTCCGGCTGTGGAACAACGTCTTTGTGTCCTACACAATATTCAAACCGGCATGTGGTCATCTTGTTGGAATCAATTGGTTGGCCCTTTACCTTGACCCATCCGGACGGGCTGATGTCTTTGATGTGGAAGTATCGCAGCAGTGGCGGGATGTTGGCCTCGTAAATTTGGGTTTCCTTGTATCCACGTGGGTTGAGGCGCATTTCGGTGCCTTTGCGTTCGTACCACAATGCTTTTGCTTTGTTCATGGTTGCCATATTCTTGAATTTCATCATGATGAATTTGTGGTCTTTTCCACCGTCGAAGCCATAAAGTGCCTTGCGTCGAATGAGCTTGCACTCATCTGCTAGGATAGAATCTTCGCTGAATTTTCCAACCGCGGCTTTCAACTCAGTTATGAAGCGCGCCTTGGCGTCAAATCCCCATGATTCTGGAACTTTTGCATAGAAGAAGGGTTCATAATTTGCAACGCGGATGCAACATGTTTTGCCTTCTTCATTTATGCCGAACATCTGAATCATGAATTTTTTTTTGTCTTTGTTGTGTTTTGCACCCCCACCCGAACCACCACTGCTGCTGCTGCTGCTGCGAGCGTTGGTGCCAGGCACTTCGTCGCACACTTGAAAATCGAATAAACGGAATGAATTTTGTTCTGCCATTACTGAATCAGACTCTGATGCATGGAATCGCATTTTGTTTTTAATTGATTTCAATTTTTATTGAAATGAATTGCAAACAAGTATTAATGCGCAAATAATATAAAATTATAGTGTTATGACCATTTAAACAAACAATTAACCCAATGAGCAGTTCAGCATCCATTTCCGCAGCTAAAAAACGTCGTGCCAATCAGGTTCAACCACCGACTTCGCAACCCACAGTGCAACGAAGTGGAACTGCGCCTGCATCGGCACCATCTTTAGCAAATATGTCGCCGGCGCAACGACAACAATTTATGATGCAACAACAGCAGCGAATGTTGCAACAACAACAAATGCAGCAGCAACAAATGCAGAAACAACAACAACAACAACCACAAATGCAGCAACAAGGACAGAAACCATCTGCAAATCAAAAGCCGCCCACTTCCAAAGCGCCTGCATTGACATGGCCAATGCCGCCCATTTACCTGATGAAACAAATGGACACAATATTGTTTCAACAAAGTCAATCGATTGATGAACTTAAGAACCGGTTGAACTGCATTGAAATCGGGTCTTTTCCGGATGAAATGGCTGGGTCTGGGTCTGGGTCGGGGTCTGGAGGGTCGTCCCAACTTATTTTAGAACAAACGAAGCATTCTCTCCTCGTGGACGATGAGTTTGTCGCAGGAATTGTGGATAATATTATGACAAACTCCAATTTGGCTGAAATCATCGAACAAATTGACACAGTGCAAAATGAAAACAAGGAATTGCGTGAACTTCTTCATGCCCAACAAAAAACAATCAATGAAATGAACATTATGTTGCTGAAATTAATCAGTCAAAGTTTGACTCAACCTTCTACCAATCATGCGTCTGTTTCTGTGGCAGCAAAGGCACCAGCACCAGCACCAGCACCTGCACCTGCACCTGCACCTGCACCTGCACCTGCACCTGCACCTGCACCTGCACCTGCACCTGCATCTGAACAAGCGCGACTAGAAGAACACAAACTAGAAGAGGAATCAGAAGAGGAATCAGAAGAGGACCATGAACATGAACAAGAGTCTCTCGAACACATTCAATTGGATGTAATCGAAACTCTGAATTAAAGCATAATCAATCAACATCAACCGTCTCGTAATATTTATATGAAATTATTGTAGCATATAAATAAACATAAGTATTTAAAAAAACATCAGGATACAACAATAGTGTGTCAATCCCAAATGCAAACAGTATTCGCCGTGTTGATATTTTGCGTGATTCTCTTTTTTTATTTGCACATTTACTTTCATATGAAAACTAGCAACGATCTGGAAGTGTATGAAATAGACCAACCATCAAAGGATAAGCTGGAAGAAGTGTGTGATCTTCGACAGCCAGTAATTTTTGATTATCAAAACGAGAGATTGATTGAATCATGCACATTGAATGCAATTCGCGCATCCTATGGTGCATTTGATGTTCGACTTCGGAATGTGAAAGACGCGGCAGATGAAGCGGATGCGACTGAATTGTATGTTCCTCTCACTCTTCACGCAGTGGCAGAGTCGTTTCGGAGCGACAAAGAGTCGCGCTACATCAGTGAAAACAATGGCGACTTTTTAGAAGAAACCGGTCTTGTGAAAACATTCAAATACAACGATGCATTTTTGCGTCCACCAATGGTTTCTAAATGCATGTATGATTTCATGTCTGCATCTCCTGGGACCACAACCCCTCTTAGATACGAGCTCAATTATCGCAATTATTACTTGGTAACTAAAGGCACTGTGAAAATGCGGCTCATTGCTCCTCATGCCAGCAAATACTTATATCCTGTGTCGGACTACGACAATTTTGAATTTCGTTCACCCGTCAACCCTTGGAAGGTTCAACCGGAGTATCGTGCCGATTTTGACAAGGTCAAAACAATGGATGTTGAATTGCGCGCTGGACAAATTATTTACATACCGGCTTACTGGTGGTGCAGCATTCAGTTCCCAGAAACGCAAGCCCCCGCAACCATATGTTGTTTCAAGTACAGAACTTACATGAACACCATCAGTGTATTGGACAAGACATGCATGTGGTTTTTACAACAGCAAAATGTTAGACGCGACATCATTGAAAAAAAAATCACAGCATCATCTGCCGCTTCGTCCTCCTCCGGTGGTTCAGCCACAATTGCGTCCCCCGCTCCCGCTGCTTCTATCATCGCTTCCACCACTTCCTCTGAACAAGGGGGCATCAACGTCGACAGTGTCGATAATGTCGGTGTGAACGTTTCTAGCCAAAGTTAAGAATTCATGCGACGTAATCCGTTCTGTTGCCGGCAACAGTGCTTGCCGAAACAAATTGCGCATGGATTCATTTTGAATTTTGTCAAAGTAATCGGGATTGATGTGTCCAGTTGAATCAAAGAAATCAGACGGGTAATTTTTTGGAAACACATACGATTTCCTAAACACTATTATGGTGAAAAACATTATCCCGATTGACCAAACGTCATGGTGTTTTTGCACCTTTGTCCACTTGTATGTCTCGTTGTCGCTGCTCTTTGTTGCGTTCACTCCATTTCCAGTTTCGGGTGCGCAAAATGGAATAGTTCCTCCAGTTCCATCACCAGTTTCAGCATTTCCCGACATACCAAAATCAATCAAGTAAAGCGACAAAGAAAAAAGGCCATCATTTTCACCGTTCTTTTTCACCAAAGTGTTTCCTGGCTTGATGTCTCCGTGCACAATGTTCAAGTCATGCAAATAAGACACTGCTTCCGCAAGTTGAATGCAGAGTTGCATGATTTGGGCATTTGTGGGGTTTGCTTCGTTTTTCAGCCAAGTGTCCAATGTTTGAGAATGAAACACAAACGGTTGGATACTGTATGAAATGTGGTGAAAAATTGTGCGAACATGACTGGGTATTTTTGAAATGTTTTTCAGTTCGACATGAATCGGCAGAACAATGTGATGAACGGAGTCAATTCCACACCCGACAACCGTGTCTTGCTTGGTTGCAATGTTCATCACTCTTGAAACAACAAAATGCTCTGAGCGTATTTGAGAGTTGTCAAATGCATGTTCCACGCGCACCATGTATTGGTTCGTTCGATGCATTCCAATTATGGATTGCATGTTTCTATACATTCTAAAAATCTGTGGATGGTCATAAATGTCTATGTCAGAAACATCAATTTCCAAACTGGGACGTCGTTTTGTTTTTGCGATTATACTAACAATCTCATCTTTGCTGAACGAGTATGTCCGAATTGTGCATTTTTTCAAGTCCGAGAAAAAAAGCAGTTGTCGAATCATTGCAATCAACGGCACAAGATTGTTTTTTGTGGACTTGTTCCATTCAAGAATGACATCTACATCCGGTTGATATTTGTAATTGTCACCTTCCAATTGGTTCACCTTGGTCTCGAGCGGTGGCATTTCCATGTCTGGTGCAGGTTCCACTATTGCATTCACAACTGGTTCCGTGATGGCCATGTCTGGAGAAATGGCCACAATAACATGGGCATTTGTTTTGTCGATTTCACGATGGTGTATTGAGTCCATTGTTTTTTTAATAAATTTGCGAATTACTCTAAACATTTGTTGCTATAATAATAATGAAAATGGGTTTATATTGTTTATGTTTTGGATAAAAAAATATAAACACATAACATGCTGTTATAAATCAAAAATCGGAATGAAGTCGACACCAACCGTCGCACATGCCGGAATGGACATTGTTGCACTGGAAAAAGCGCTTGAAAATGAAAACAATGCATCCGTTTCAAATTTGAACACGCGCAAAATCAATGCAGAAAAGTGGCGACAGTTGCAACAACTTGGACTCAAACCAGAAGTTGCAGAAGATTACTTCCACAAGTTGAGAGAATATAGATACATTGACGATTTGGATGGACTGCTGCATGGTTCATACATCCGATGGATTGATTTGAAAAATCCGGAAAATCTCTCTCTTGCAAAGGGTGGAATCATTTGTGACATAAAAATCGGCCAAAAAGGAGTGCAGCTGTTGTGCAAGACGCACCCCAATCCGGCCATGTTTTACGTCATCATGGATGAAGCTCTTATTTTTCAGCGTCTTAGCAGTCAAGAACGTGTTATTCTTGCTGCCATGGACTACTTGGATGATGATGATAATGATGATAATGATGATAATGATGACGGTGATGATGGATAATAATTAATCATTTAATTGAATTATTATGTTATTTTAATATATATCATAAAAATTTCATTTCATAATGAAAACGAAACCGAAAACAAAACGTCGCAGAGTTGAAGGTTTCAAAAGAAAAAAATCTGCAAGGTCATTGATGGGTGGCGTGCGTGTTGAATACACAGATGGAATATATGAAGGAGATATTGATGAAAATGGTAAAAAACATGGCAAAGGAGAAATGAGATATTCGAACGGTGCAATTTATGATGGTGAATGGAAAAATGATAAACAGAATGGAAACGGCAAATATGAATTTCCCAAAAGTCAAGAATATGGCACAGCAACTTATGTAGGTGAATTCAAAGATGATGAATTCAATGGATATGGAGAATACACACAAACTGTGAAGGGAAATAAAAATCCGTACAGGAATTATCGTGTCAAATACCAGGGGGGTTTTGAAAATGATGTAAAAAATGGAATGGGATTTTCACACACATCTGGCATTTCTGGAGGTGGAACGATGTATGGGGAATTTAAAAATGATAAACTTATTACTGGAACAGGCAAACGCTTCAACGTTAATGGAGAAGGATGGATTGAAGAAGGCGATTTTAAAAATGACAAAATTGTGCGTGGAAAAAGAATTTGGCCTAACCATAATTATTATGAAGGTGAATTCGATGAAAATGGAGACATGCACGGAAAAGGCACATTTCTTTTTAAAACTGGCAGTAAATATGATGGTGAATTCAAACACTCTCTAAGAGAAGGGTTTGGTGTTCTCACTTGGAATGGAAATGTTTATGAAGGAGGATTCAAAAACGATCTATTCCATGGTAAAGGAAAACACACATATCCCGATGGTAGGTTTTATGAAGGAATATTCGAAAATGGCAAACCATATGGTACCCCCCAAAATCAATCCACAATATCTCGAAGTTTCTGGGGGGAGCTAGGCATGAAGCCGAATGACTACAAAAGGATGAAATAGTTAATCATCATGAGTCGATTTGGGGGATTGGTTCAATTGTTTTGATGGTGGTGCCGCGTTTTCGGCGCAGTGCACGATAATCTTCGAGAGAAATCACAACAAATTCATCATCATCATCGTCATCACTCGCTTTGGTTCTGCGCGATATTAAATATGAAATCCCATCATATGTTTTTCCTAAACACCATGTTGTGGCTTTTAGTGCAAGCGACAATGCCAAATCTGCAATAAAAAAAAACACCATTTGACAGTGAGGTGTGGAACGCGCGTGTTATTTATCATTTGGCAGATATAATATTTTTTCGCGTTTTAGAAATCAATGACGCACGCCGTCTTCGCCCACTGGTTCCTTTGCGAGGATGAAACTGGGCCCGGCCTTTGCACGACATGTCATAATACTTCAATCCCTTCTTTTCAACAACGCTCGCAGTGCAAAGCGAAATTGCATTTTGAGTTCCCACTTTTTTCTCAACGGATTTAATGCATTTGCACAACTTGGTTGCCAAAATCTCTTCTGCTTTTCGTTTCAATTCGGTGTTGCTTAATTTATCAGTTGGAATTTTATAATAAGAGAGAATTTTCTCATAATCCGATTTTGTCATTTTTAAATCAGCCATGTTTGATTATGCTTTGTGTGAAATTAAGTAAAAGTGTATTCAAACTCAATATTTCCAAACCCAGATTCCTAATAAACACTTACAAAAAAATATTTTGGGTTCACTCAAATAGTCACATGATTTTAAATATACAATTATTATAGCTTAAATTTACATTAAGTAATTTAATCAACGCGCACAAACGTTTAGTGAAACTATCATGACGACCGTGTCAAAAAAAATAGTGGTTCTTGATGTTGATGAAACAATTGGATACTTTGTTGAACTGGGCATTTTTTGCGATGCCCTCACCCAAACGGTGTGGAACAACGACCAATCAGTTCAATACGCGCAGTTCAATCATTTGATGGATGCCTTTCCGGAATTTCTACGACCAAATATTTTGGATTTGTTGAAGTTTTTGAAAATGAAGAAAGAGCAAAAGGAGTGCTGGGGGGTAATGATTTACACAAACAACAATGGGCCGCGAGAATGGGTGGAACACATCATTCGATACATCGAATCCAAACTGGGTGGGCAAATGTTTGACAAAATCGTGGCTGCATTCAAAATCAACGGCAAGATAATAGAGATGGGACGCACCACGCACGACAAAACTTACACAGATTTGCTGCGGTGCACCAAACTTCCATCCAATGTCGAGGTCTGTTTTTTGGATGACCAAATGCACTCGCAAATGGAACACGACCAAGTGTATTACATTAATGTAAAACCATATGTTCATCAACTGAGTGTGAAAACACTCACCGACCGATTCATGCAATCACCCGCACTGCGGAACACCATTTATGGAGGAGTCAGTTCAGAACAGTTTTATGCCTTGATTTTGCACTTCATGCACAAGTTTCAGGTGTCAAAAAAAGACCCAATGGAACAAGAAATTGACAAAATCATTAGTAAAAAGATCATGGAACATTTGAATGAATTTTTTGATGGTGCTGAAAAACCGAAAGAATCCCATGATTCAGAAGAATCATATAAATTTAGTAAAAAAACCGATGCAAAACAAAAGACAAAAAAGAAACTTTGATTCTAACAATTTTTTTTATTTACTTATATTATAATCCCAATCATCACAATGTTCAACTTTTCCAGCTTGATTTACTTGGTTTTTCTGTTTTACGTGCTTAGCCCCAACGTCCTGTTGCGCATCCCTCCCAACGGGTCCAAGCACGTGGTTGCATTCGTCCATGCCATCGTGTTCGCTCTGGTGTACTACTACACATCCGGCTACGTGAATTCCATGATTGGGTCTCTTTAAGAACACCAATGATGATGTAATTTTATCATATGATTCAGTTAATTCATATGATTTCAAATAAGGACATTAATGTCTGCGTTTGCTGCGTTTGGCACGTTTGCTGTGTTTAGCGCGTTTAGCTCGTTTGGACTTGGTGTTGGTCTTGTGCATGTGCTTGTTCAAGTGTTTCTTGGTCCTTCGATGTTTGCCTCCACGAGGGATGATGCCGTTCAATACATCTCTCGGGTTTAACGTCAAACCTTGTGCAAATTGAACATGTTCCCGCGGCAATGCAATGTAAAACAAGTCAATGTGGCTAAATTTTGCTTCAAATTCATTCAATGTCATGCACAATTCAGTCAATGTTCGCAACCGTTTAAACGACATTGGAACTGTGTACGAGTAGGTCGTTCCATTCAATCGAGTGGCAGTTTGAATTGACAATCCTTGGGGGTCCACGAATCTCCAGGGTGCGCGTGAAATGGCGGTTTGTTCAGGGGTGCTGCCTGAGGGCAAACCAAATGAACGTTCATAAATCTCTGCTTCAATCAAATCAGCTGGGTCAATTGTGAATGACACCCAATGCCCCATTTCATCCGTGTTAACTAGTGCCTCGTCTCGTCGTCTGTGAAACAACTTCACCAAAATTGCATGTGCTGGTGGTGGAACTCTTCCGGGTTGTGCCATGGTGTTCAGAAACTGATTGGAAATGTAAAGCAGCATGTGCAGTAATTTTGAAATTCCGTTGGTTGGAACAATTGTTATGTCTAGTTCAATTCGTTGAATTGGAAGACGTTCGACCACAAAACATGATTGCGAAGGATCGAACTGTCTCAACGAATCAATGCTTCTAGTTTTATTCATTAAGTCTATGAAATTCAAAAACATTCTGGAAGTGATTCCTTCATTTTGAATTGAAGTCAATATCTCTCCAGCATCATGCGATATTATGCCAAGATAAACCATCAAATTGTAAAAACATCCTTGCAACACAAAATGCAAACCCTGCTGGACATTGCGTCTTCCCAATGGGAACATGTCCGTGAATTGGCGAGTCAAATTGAAACCAAGCATTTCCATCATGTAATTGTCTGGCACTTCACTTGTTCGACAGATTCGCGCTTCATGCGGATATTTGTATAAACGATGACCACCAACATAACCAAGTGTCAAATCCTGCGACACAAATCTACCGGCAATGGATTCGCCTTCGAATGTTGCTGCAATTTTGCCAGTGCGACAAACATGAAAAACAATGTTCACTTCAAATTGTAGATGAGGGTTGGTTCTCCGAGTTTGTTGCAAATCCTTTTTTATTATATCAAACAACATCCGATATGTTCCATAACTTCGGTCTGCATTATACAAATGATTCAGTTGCAAATAATCAATGACATTTCTTTTGTGCATGATAACCTCATCTACCGAATCAAATGCCCAAATTCCAACTTCAGGTAAAAGACGCGCTCTATATACATCCAGTTCTTCAGGTGCATCGCACGTAAATAGCATTGGATTTAATCCAACCCATCCAGCCCCCGTTGGACATTGTTCACCCATTTTTCCTAGTACAACTTGTATCTGATCATTTGGGTCAACAACTCGAACGAATTCTGAACCAGCAATTGCAATTTTGCCTTGCACCTTAATCGAACTGCTTGGTGCGCTTTGACCCATGCAAGGAGATGTGTAGGTTACATTGCTTAATTCGGGTTCAATTGGATATTCAAACCATGATGCAGACAACACTTTTCCATGGAGCAATATGGCATAACTTCTTTTATAACTAGGTGCACGTGAATAACCTTCATCCATTTGTGATGGAACATCAACATCCATTTGTGATGGATGCAGTGGTGATTCTGGTTGCAAAAATTGTTCTTCTTGTAAATATGCTGGCAAATGTGGAGGTGATTCTGGTTGCAATGGTTCTGCAAGTGGTTGCAAATTTGTTCGCATTGAACGCGACACTGTGCCTTCTGGAGAAATGGATGCTGCAAGAAAACTGTCATGTGCTTGATGCATCATGGCATCAGGCAGTCTTCTACTAGGGGATGGACTTGGCATGTGTTCATCCTTTATTCTGTTCAAAGCCGTCAACGCCATTTGAATTTGATAATTAATTTGAATCACCATGTCATTAAATGAACTGTCAACGCACAGCTCCCCAGTTATTGGGTCAATAATCAATGGCTGCCATAAAACATCAAAATTTTCTGTGTCTGCAATGGTGAATGGTATTTGTTGGGTTCTTGATAATGCATTTAACTCTGATATGGCTCTTGACAAACCTGGTATAAACTCATTCATCAAGGTTTCCGGAGTATAATCCAGCATTTTTTCTCTGATGCTTTCAGCTGTTTCATGATGAGTTTCTTCTCTACCAAGAACAGCTTGAACATGGGCATCCAAAGAACCCAGCAACATCAATAGTGGTTCAAGGTGTGTCATCATGGCTGCAATAATAGAACCTTGTTGTGCATATTGCATTGCAAACGGCGGAGCAATCATGGTTCCATATGTTTGATGTTTTATGAAATCCAACAACCGTTGGTTTGGGTTTGGATTTGCCGCACTCATGACGGGTTTGACACAAATCTACAGTATTGATATATACTATACATTTTAAAAATCGAATGTTTTATTCAACATTCTTAACTTCTGTGCGAGTTGAATTATTGAACACACGGTTTGCCAAGTTGAAGCAATCCGGGTTCATGGGTTCAAACTTTTCGGTTCTAAATAACAGGGGATGTGTTTGATGAATCTGGCGCGAGTCAATGCGGACATTGTAAAGGTCGCTCTTTGACGACGGAATGTATTTAGCCTGGTCGCATTTCTGCAGTCCAAAAAACTGACTGCGCAATGTGGATTCAACATTGACTGCGGTGGCATAACCCGACCACGGGGCAACCGCGCTGCCTGGATTGAAGACCTGTTCCGGATTGTAAATTGGATACTGCATGATTGGCACGGTTGCCTCTTTGCGCTGGTCCAAAATGGGCATGATGGCGTATTTGGTTAATACGGGTCTCGCACCCAGTTGGGGCTGCAAGGGTGCAGACGGAATGTTGCGTTCTCTCATGCGCTGACTCAACTCTTCGGTTCGCTCTTGTTGACAATATGCAACTCCATTCGGGACGCCATAAAATCGGTCAGACATTGGTTTCTATGTTCGTGATTGGTTGTGTTGTGATTGTAATATGCAAATATAATATTTAATAATTTTGAACATTCATTTAAAGAGTATGAATCATTTGATTATTAAGTATCTCAGTTATACAATTATCAGGACCAATGTGTGGCATTTTTTATTATGAATCAATTCAAAAGCACGGACGAATTCGAACATCCACTCTGAAAACTCTTCAATCCAATTTTGCTAAAATCTCTCATCGTGGACCGGACAACAGTCAGTTTGATGTTGACGGGCAGCGTTGTCTCGGATTCCATCGTCTTGCCATCAATGGTCTAACATCGACCGGCAATCAACCTTTCAACATGTTGGGCTGTAAGTTGATTTGCAATGGTGAAATTTACAATCACGTGAAACTGGAAAGCAAATACGGGTTCAATTGCGCAAGCGGGTCAGATTGCGAGGTGATATTGCATTTATACAAGATGTTTGATGGCGACGTGTGTTCTACACTGAAAGAGCTGGATGGTGTTTTTTCTCTCGTTCTGATTGACATGGAACGCGACCTGGTGCACATTGCGCGCGACCCGTTTGGCGTGAGGTCTCTTTACATTGGTAGTTCCAGCGATTATTTCCATGACATTTCGGTTGCGAGTGAAATGAAGGCGCTTGAGCACTGCGCGCATGTGGAACAGTTTCCGGGAGGGTGTTGCATGACGCTGTCGAAAAACCAACCCAGGTTTGAAACGATTTTGAAAACGTATTATGCAGACCTTGCGTTGAATGAAAACTTGGAAGTGCCATATGTCTACAATTTCGGCACCGCGATACTGCATGATGACATCAATGCACCGCAAGACAAACTGGAAGAGCGCGCGTGCTGCATGGTTCGCAACTTGTTCGAACTTGCGGTGTGCAAGCGTTTGATGAGCGAGCGCCCGGTGGGCTGCCTGTTGTCTGGTGGACTGGATAGTTCAATTGTAACCGCACTAGTGGTGAATCACATGCCACCAGGTGCGGTTGTTGACACGTATGCCATTGGACTGCAGGGGTCGGTTGACCTGAAGTGGGCGCGGCGCGTGGCAGAGCATTTGAACACGCGGCACCACGAAGTGTGCTTGACGGAGCAGCAGTTTTTGGACGCGATCGATGAAACAATATACCAGATTGAGAGTTATGACACGACCACTGTGCGAGCATCGGTTGGCAACTACTTGGTGAGCAAATACATTTATGAGAACACGGACAATGTGGTGATATTTTGCGGGGACATGAGCGACGAGATTTTCGGGTCGTATCGCGGATTCACGAAAGCCCCAAATGACCATGAATTTGCAAGAGAAAATACGCGCATGGTGCGGGATGTGCGATGCTTTGACTTGCTGCGTTCGGATAAGAGCATCAGTGGTGCCGGTTTGGAGGCGCGCGTGCCATTTGCGGACAAGACTTTTTTGGAATTTGTCATGAGCCTGCCTCCATGGATGAAGCGATTTGGGGAAGGAGCCGAATATGCGGTGGAAAAGCATTTGTTGCGCAAATCATTTAGCACCCTTTTGCCGGAGGATGTCATGTGGCGGCGCAAGGAGGCGTTCAGCGACGGAGTCAGCGGGCATGAACGCACATGGGTGCAAATCATTAAAGAATACGTGGACCAGCGCGTCAGTGATGTGGAGTTCAGCCTTGCAAATGAATTGAAAAAGTATTCGCACAATGCGCCGTATGACAAGGAGAGTTATTATTACAGGACGGTCTTTGAACGGCATTTTCCTGGAAAGGGGCGTGCCGAAACCATTCCATATTTTTGGAGGCACCCGTTTTGCGAGGGAACATTAGACCCATCTGCACGACTATTGAAGGATGTGTATGTAGCTGATGAACAGCAATGAACAATCATGGCAAAAAGTTTATATTAATGTTTCCATAATATAAACGCGAATCATGCCATCCAAAAGAACCGGACTCATGCCTTCAAAGAAGAAGTTTACTGCGGTGGGAGGTGTGGGTGCACGGCACATTGCATTGCAGAATAAAATATCAACTCAAGGACCACGTGTTTCAGCACCAGCTCCACCAGCTCCACCAGCCACCGCACAAGTGGTGAATTTATTTGACACCGCTAGTTTTGGAAATACATTAAAAGGATTCGGCGATTATCCCGACAAACGATTGGAATCAAATCATTGGCTTGCATTGATTGCAGCAGCCGTAAGATGGAACATTTTTGTATCATTTCACCCAGATTGGAACAATATGATTAAAACCAAATACAAAGAAGAATTTGGAAAAGATTGGAAGGGGTTTGAGCTAGTTGGAATTAATTATTCATACGTTAATGGAATTGCAGCAGCGGGAACGGTCAAATTAAAAGGAACCAAGTTTCCGTATGGTTTTGTAATCAACATTGACAAACACACCCTTCAAAATGGTTTCATGGACAATGACGGTGTACTGAATAAATTCACACAAACAAACATTGAGCATGTGTTTGCACATGAGTTGGGTCATGTCCTTGGTTTATGCAGTAGGCACAATCCGGAATCCGCCGTGTTTCTTCCATCGATTCCCAATCTTCCTGGGTTTCCAACTTATTATGAGCCAACACATAGAGTCATACGCGAACCAGAATTTCCAGAAACTTATTTAGAACATATCAAGCTTGTTCAATCTGCGAAATCAAGGTTTACCGCAGGTCCCACATATGTCGTATTAACTGATGATTCCAAACATTGGATGAATGAAACTGTTTCTTCTATTGTTTATTCATGGGACCCATTCACAAATCGGTATAGAAATATTGGCAGACGAAATTTCAACAATTTTTCGAATGAACTGATGGTGCCAACATTCAGTTCAGTGTATGATGATGAAAATGGATATTTCATTTCAACCAAATCAATAAAGTATTTGACAGAAATTCGTGTGGATGACCGTCAGATGTATGTTGAAAAAAACCCAGGGAAGAGTGAAGTGAGTGAAGTGATAAAATACGGCACAGCTTCAAATCCAATTTACATTTTGTTGGGGACGGTGGGTGTTGCTGTTTCGGGGCCTAAGAGCATCATAGTTGAACCGCAGGTTGCAATCGATGCAACCGATGCAATCGATGCAACCGATGCAATTTGCAACATAATTTATCCAGACGGACATGTAGATGATTGCGATGACGATGAAATCATGCGAATTATACGGAACCACGAAAAAATAATGAATGACCCAGGTTCCATGAAATTTAAGTGCAATTCGTGATTTTTTGCACATGATGGATTCATCATTCATCGAGTTTAATTTGATAGAATACATAATTATCTTTGCATATTGCAAACATTAATCAAAAATGCAATCCAAAAGAACTGGACTCATGCCTTCAAAAAAGAAGTTCACAGCAGTGGGAGGTGTGGGTGCTCGTCCAATTGCGTTGCAAAACAAAATATCAAGACAAGCGCCGCGTGTTGCCGGACCCGTGATTGCAGCAGCATCAGCACCTCTCAATAATTTATTCAATATATATAGTTTTGGCAACATATTAAGTGGTGATGTCATTTCTGGATATCCAGACAAAAAATTGGACCCCCCGCACTGGCTTGCTCTCATTGCTGCATCAGTTCGGTGGAGCAATTTGTTGTCGTTTCATCCAGAAGGGTTGGATGTCATAAAAAGAAAATACAAAAAAGAATTTGGCAAAGACTGGAAAGGGTTTGAACTGATTGCAATCAATTACTCAGAACCTAACGCAATTGCAGGAGCAAAAGCTTTGACATTTGATGGAACTAACATTCCATATGGGTTTCGACTTAGCATAAATCGAAACATGTTAGCTAATGGAGTAACAATTGGCGGAACACATTACACTTTTTCAAGAGAAAACATTGAGCACGTTTTTGCACATGAGCTTGGACACGTGCTTGGCCTATGCAACACCATAACACCTGAATATACTATCCGTGTTGCAGGTAATTTTAATGTGCAAATTTTAAATAAACCAACACACTATACACGAGTAGGTGGTAATTTTCCAAATGGAATTGCCTTTGCAGCAATTCATTCCCAAGAATTTCCAAAAACTCATTTAGAAAATCAGAAACTAATTCAGTCTGCAACCAGATTTGTGGCGGTCGCGCATCCATATGTGCTTTTATCAGAAGATGAGAAACACTGGGAAGAAAAAACAGTTTCATGTGAAGTGCATGGTTGGGACCCAGTGGACCAACGATACAAATTGATTACTAAACACCAATTCCACAATTTTTACAATGAAATCATGACACCCGGATTTCATCCGGCTTATGACAATGAGATTGGTTATTTGATTTCAACGAAGACACTGCAATACTTGACAGAACTGACGCTGGATGGTAATTTCATGTTTGTTGAAAAAACCCCAGGAGCAAGTGAGGTTTCAAGAGTGATTAAACTCGGCGAGTCTCCGGGTTTGATTCACATTTTGAAAGGCAAAGCGAATTTCATCATTCCTGCATCTAAGGGCATTACACCAGTGATAACGGTTGAACGAGAATTGTCTCGCGATGCGAACACCGATGCAATCGATGCACATGATGGCACTTACAGTATCGTTTATCCGAACGATGATTGCACCGGTGATGAAAAGGAAATCATGCAGCTTGTGAGGAACCACGAAAGGATCGTGAATGAACCCGCATATAACCCAATCAAGTGCTGTTCATAGAACCGATAATTAATATTTGCATAATGTAAATACCATTTTGTAAAATGCCGTCCAAAAGAACCGGACTCATGCCTTCAAAGAAGAAGTTTACTGCGGTGGGAGGTGTGGGTGCTCGGCACATTGCATTGCAGAATAAAATATCAGTGCAGGCGCCACGAGTTGCAGGTGCAGCACCGGCACCCGCGCCCGCTCCCGCACCACCAACACCACCGCCAACAGCACCGCTCAATAATTTGTTTGACATAGACAGTTTTCTTCATCAATACACTCCATTGGATCCACCTTATAGGCTTGCATTGATTGCTGCAACGGAACGGTGGAATAAGTTGTTGTCATTTCATCCCGATGGGTTGAATATCATAATCCAAGCGTATAAAGAAAGATTTGGCAAGGAATGGAACGGATTTAAATTACTTTCAGTCAGTTACAGAACCAAGCCGAATCAAATTGTAACAACGGAAACCGTGATGATTGGTGGGACTAATATTCCTTATGGATTTCGCCTTCGAATAAATAAAGAAGGTCTGACCAACGGAATGATGGTGGAAGGCATTCTTGAAACGTTTACACAAGAAAACATTGAGCACGTGTTTGCACATGAGCTTGGACACGCGCTTGGCCTCTGCAATACTATTGTAGACGATTCAGTTGTGCCTAGTCATGAGCCTGACAACATGAACAATCCATATTATGTTCCAGTTCCACCCCATGTGAATGCAGATGATCCATCGATTAAGAACTACAAATGCCTCAGTCTGCTGTCATTCGGGAGCTACAATGCATTTTCAGGAACGTATTGGGCACATTTTAAAATGCTTGAAATTGGAAACACTAGACTGAGCACACACACTCCATTCATCCTTTTGACGGATGATTCGTGGCATTGGGAAAAAAACACGCGTTTTCATGAAATTCATTACTGGGACCCATACTCCACGCCTCCTGCATACAAATTATTAACTAAAACCACTTATCGAAATTTATACAATGAAATAAACACAGCAGGATTTAATCCACATTATGACACAACTGTTGGATATTTAATTTCAAACAAATCTCTCAAATATTTGACAGAAATCAGACCATTTAATTATCAAATGTATGTTGAAAAAAACTGGGGTTATAGTGAGGTCAAAAATGTCGCGAAAATGTTGGATGCCAATTCCAATCCAGCAACTTATACATACATTTTGGAAGGCAAACCGGGTGAGGTTGTTCCATTGCCTAGGGGCATTGTGCCAGTAATGACAGTGGAACGGTCTGCAACCACGGATGCAACTGACCCAATATACAGCGTCATTTATCCGGAAGGCTATAATGGTGATTGCAACGACGAGGAAATCATTCGGCTTGTCAAGAACCACGAACGAATTGTGAATGACCCGATATTTGTGGAATTCAAGTGCTGTCATTGAGAGAAATTGCTGCGCTAAAATCATGCACAATTGCATATTTGCACATAATATGCAATTCCTTGTTTTAAAATGAACCTGAATTTAGACCAAGTCGACCACGTGACACTGGACCTCATGGTGAACCAGCCGCAGTACGAGCGCTACTTGCGTGCCAAAGAAGCCGACCTCGCCGGCAAATACGAAAAAGCCAAGCGCTTCTACAAAAAGAGAATCATAGAAATGACGCGGGACTTGCTGAAGGGGGAAACGGTGAATGACATATTTGTGGTTCAAGCGTTTGAGGCGTATGCCAAGGCATGCATAACGTATTTTAGAAACAAAGACAAAAATGACACACTGCAAGAAGAGCACATGGCAGAATGCGTGACAATAGGACACCTGCCCCCAATCGAAGAGTCAATGAATGAACAGCATGAGGTGAATGAAGATGATTGCTCTGCAGATGATGATGAATCATCGTCATCGGTCCTTGCAGACTCATCCAAGCGAAAATTCGAGATACTGCTTTCATTTGATAAACACAAACCACACACACCTACACTGGACACGTATGTTATCAAAACAACGCCCCCCACATCCGCCAATTCTCCACAGCATGGACACATTCCAAAGGTGAAGGAAATCAATTTGGATGACCCTAAATTTAAAACAAAAGACATTAAGCCAAAGCCATCCAAATCAAAATCAAAATCGGTTGAATGAATTTAAATTATTATTATAATGTAATTTAACAATTAAACACGTTACAATTCAATAACTTCGAAAATGAAGTTTTCAAAACGACGCGTAAGAAAATCGAAACGCGGTGGTGAAAAAACCCGAGGTGGTGCAAAAACTCGAAAAAGCACGAAGAAATTTGAACGACTGAAATGCGGCCCGGTTCAAGAGAATTATTTTACATGTTATGACAATGATACGCTGCACAAATTGAGAGATGCATGGAACGTGCGCAATTCAGATGCCCGAATTGAAACAAATGACCCTAAGGAAATATGGACAGAATTAAAACAACGATTCAGCGAAGCATGTCACAACGAAGCTTGCTGGATGAAGCAACTCATGGGCAGTGATGTGGTGGAAGATTTGATGGACCATAATGCAATCTTTGCACCCGAGTCCCCGACGTCATGGATTCGCGACCCGGATGAATGGTTGAGCAGCCAAGAGATTGAAGACGTCATGAAACAATACGAAGAAAAGTTTCCCAAATTTGAATTTTTGGGTCCATCGCCCAGCGACTACAATGCGCCCAAAATGGCTGGAATTTGCGTATGGGAAGAACTCTGCAATTTCAATTTAAAGAAATACGTGGATTCGGGCACGCACCAAATTGGCGTGATATTCAACACGGACCCGCACACGGAAGATGGTGCGCACTGGGTGTCGTTATTCATAAATGTGGACAGTACCACCCGTGGAAAAAACAACTACATATTCTTTTTTGACAGCACCGGCGACCGCCCACAAAAAGAAATTCGCGAGTTTATAAAAACGGTCATGCAACAAGGGCGTTCTCTCGGCATCACATTTAAATATTATGAAAATCGAAAAAAACACCAAAAAAGAAACACGGAATGTGGAATGTATTCACTCTTCATGATCGTGAATTTGATTGAAGGCACGCGAACTCCACAAGAATTCATGCGAGGGGTGCGCATTCCCGACAACCACATGCTTGAATTTCGAAACGAGTATTTTAATCGCGGTGGCAGCATTTAGTTCTGGAATATGAATTGTATCAAAAAAAAGCTTAAATGTTTAGTAATTCAATTATTCATAATTGTTTTATTTGCGGCATTGTGTGTGGGGTTTTTTTGATATTTTCGCGCGATGTCTTCCTTGAGCATGTGTTTGAACATGATTGTCAAAGACGAGTCGCACATTATTGAGCGAACATTGCACATGTTGTGTTCAAAAATACGGTTTGATTATTGGGTCATTTGTGATACAGGTTCAACCGACAACACTCGAGAGATAATAGTGCAGTTTTTCAAAGAAAAAAACATACCAGGTGAACTGCATTGCGATGAGTGGGTTGATTTTGGGCACAATCGCAGTCTTGCACTTGAACGCGCATTCAATAAAACCGATTTATTGCTTGTATTTGATGCAGATGACGAAATCCACGGCACCATCCCCATTCCAAATGAAATATTGTTTGATGAATATCAACTGGCATTTGGTGAGCCGAAATCGGGGATGAATTACACGCGAACCCAAATCATAAATAATCACAAACGATTCAAATATCTCTCGGTTTTACATGAATTCATCTCGTGTCAAGAACCAGAACCCGCAAGAGTGTGCATCCTGAATGGCGACTACTATCTGATTTCTGGACGCACTGGTGCACGCAACAAAGACCCGAATAAGTATTTGAAGGATGCCGTTATTTTGGAAAAGGCTCATGCAGTGGCACTGGCCAAGGGCGATGATTTGCACAAACGCTACGCATTTTATTGTGCGAACAGCTATCGTGATTGTGGACGACACGAAGATGCAATCAAGTGGTATAAAATAACTCTCTCTCAAGACAACTGGGAACAAGAGAAATACGTGTCATGCCTTTACATTTATCATTGTTATGAAGCACTGAAACAACCGGATTGTGGCTTTTTTTATTTAGTGAAAGCATTCTCATATGATTCATCGCGTGTGGAATGCTTGTATCCACTTGTTATTCATTATTGTTGTGAGAACATGAACGAAATGGCATACAATTATTTCCGCATGGTGAAAATGACAACTCCGCAAAACAATGCGGGCAAATTATTTGTGGAGACGGATAAAGCTGGATTCTATGTGCCATACTACATGATTATTGTTGCAGACAGGGTGAAAGACTATGAATGCGGAATTCGAATGTATGAACACATTTTTAAAGAAAAACACCGCACGTTCAGCCCATGGCATTTGCGCAATTTAATATTCAACTTGCGTTTTTTCATAAACCACGTGAAACCCGACGCACTTAATGCATTTGTAGAATTAGCCAACAGTTATTTGAAATTTGTCATTGACAACGGCGTTCCCGTCAACACATTTCAGGACCTTTCAATCAATTTGACATCAACGGGATCCATAGAAACCACATTGACAAATAAAATAAAAGCGAAAAGCAGTTTTAAAACCAGTCAGAATGTTTTGGTTTATACGGGATATTGCAATGTGCACTGGAATTACACCAAGATGAAACACGGCGCATTGGGGGGGTCCGAAAAAGCGGTTGCCCATTTGACCAAAGAATTGGGAATCATGCTGGGGAGAGAAAAAGGCATGCAAATTTATGTTGCGGGGGACGTGCAGCCCGAAAATTTGGCAGAGGAGTTCAATGTTGTTTACGTATCTCTGAATGAGTTGCCCGAGTTGCTCAGTAAACTTCACTTTCACACGGTGGTTTGTTCACGCTACATTTCATTTTTGGAGTTGTATGGCAATGCATGCTCATTTTACCAGTTTTACATATGGGCACATGACACGTCCTTGTTGTCCTACGGATGCAACTTGAGCGACACGGCAATCATTGAAAAATGGGCGGACTGCATTGATGGATGTGTATGCCAAACGCAGTGGCACGCGGAACGATACATTGAATTGTATCCTTCTCTCAAAACCAAAATGCAGACAATAAACAACGGAATTGACTTGGAGCTGTTTCCACCAAGCGTTTCAAAAGAGGCGGGTAAATTTGTTTACACATCGCGCACCGAGCGCGGACTGGCGCGCGTGTTGGACCTGTGGCCAGAAGTTGTTGCGGCGGTGCCGAATGCGGCATTGACCGTGTCTACATACGAAGCATTTCCGTGCAACGATGAAGAACGGCGCATTCAGGACCGCATTGAATCCCTCAACCAGGAGTTCCCGAACAATCGCATTCAACACGCGGGTAAACTGAATCCGACCGAGCTGTATGCACAACTCAGCACAGCAGAGTACTGGTTGTATCCAACAAACTGGCCGGAGACGTCCTGCATCACTGCGATGGAAATGCTGATGTCTGGTGTCATTTGTTTGTATTACCCGTTGGCGGGATTGAAGGACACCATGAATGGGCACGGTCTTCAAATTGCCCCGGGGTCAGAGATTAAGACGCTGCGTGAAATCGCGCATGATGAAACAAGAAAGGACATGTTGCGCAAACAGGGTCGCGCATATGCTGAAAGCTGCTCCTGGGCCATTCGAGCCAACTCGTGGAAGCAAATCATCTTTCAAAAGCGCATTGCCATATTCAATTCATTTCCATTTCATTATGAAATGTTCGGACACATTTTGGACCATTTTTCACGGAAGTGTCGCAATGACAATGCTTCCACAATTGTGTCGATATTCACGGAAACCCGGAATAACCTGGGATGGTTGGAGTTTTATGAAAAACAGTTTAAGCACGTGAAATTTCAATACAAACCAATTGCAGAATTTTGCGATGCTCGGCACGCGTTTGACTTGATCTTTGTGCCGACCGACGATGATTTTGCATTCAAACGCGAGTGGATTGACGAGCGGTGCATTGCAAACGACCACCATGTTTCAATCCGTCGTCCAGAATACGCACATCGAATTGGAGTGCGTCCATTTGCCGGAAGCGACAAGCAATGGGCGCTCCCATGTTGTGAATTCATTTCCGCCAATGAAAAATTGAGACATTTGGAACCTGACTGCATTCACATTGCAATTGGCGGAGGCTTGCAGTGCATCCTGAATTATGATGCAATCAATCGGTTGTCCGCGAGCTTGCCCCTGCCTCTGCATCTGCACTTCATTGGAAGAAAAATCATTGAATTAAGAAGCAAAATAAAGGATGACATTGTCATTCATTTGCATGAAAAAGTGGAGACCAATGAAATGATTGAATTGCTGAAAAAATGCGATTACATCATGACCGACTTGCAAAATGATGACCACATTAATGGGATTTCCATGTCGGGGTCTGTTCCACTCGCTTTTTCAACTCTCGCCACGTTGATCATCAGCAAACAAAACAATCGCATATACGGTTTCAAAAACGCAGTTGAATTTGACCTGAATTCGGATGAACCAATTATTCTCTCAAAAACGGGAGGCACACACATTGAACAATTGCAATCCGAGAGAGAACTACTGATTCGAATGTATGACAATGCGATTGAAAAAATAATAGAGGAATCATTGAAAAAGACTCCCAAGAAAATCGTAGACTGTTTTATATTTTACAATGAACTTAATATGTTAGCATATCGACTGCATGCATTGAACTCAGTGGTGGACCATTTTGTCATTGTCGAAGCGCGTCAAACATTTATTGGGGCGAGCAAACCCTTGTATTTTGGGGAGAATAAACATGAACCGCGGTTTGCGCAATATGCGGATAAAATCATTCATGTCGTGGTGGATCTGCCTTACCAAGGAAACATTGACATTTCGCAAAATCAACAATGGGCAAACGAGCATTTTCAGAGAAATTGCATATCCAGAGGAATTGATGAACTTACATCCCGTTTGAATGAACGCGACATCATCATTGTGGCGGATGTGGATGAAGTTCCCGACCCAACCACTCTTGCAAAAATAAAGGAGGAGTGTGTTTCTTTAAACAAAGTTATGTCGCTTGAACAAGATTTTTATTATTACAATTTGAAGTGCAAACACAATGCAAAATGGCATTCATGCAAAGCGCTCACGTTTAAGGCATACAAGGACATGAATGCGTCATTTGAAACCATACGGCACCTTCAGTGTGAAAAGATTGCCAATGGAGGATGGCACATGAGTTATTTTGGTGATGCAAAATTCATCAAAAATAAGGTGGAAAATTTTTCCCATCAGGAACACAACTTAAAACATATCACTGATGTGGAAGAAATACAAAAGAAGATTGATGAGGGAATCGACTTGTACATGCGTCCGGGTGAAACATTTGAACACATTGCCATTTGCAACAACAATTATTTGCCGCCTGATTATCAAACACATCTGTCTGCATTTTTTTAATTGTTGCGATGGCGATGTGCGAAATGGTTAAATTAAATTATAACAATATATCATGTTTCATGACGATGGATTCTATAGTTAAATTTAAAATATTCAAAAACGTTTCATCTCTCTCAAAATTATCCATAGTCAAAGCGAATGTGAACAAAGCGATGATTCCACAACCAAATTCAAATTCATCGAGACCAAGAAAAATCATAGACTGCTTCATATTTTACAATGAACTGGACATGCTGGCGTATCGGTTGCATGCATTGAACCCAGTGGTGGACTATTTTGTCATTGTTGAAGCGCGACAAACGTTTGTTGGTGCGAACAAACCATTGCATTTCAAGGAGAGCATGCATGACCCACGGTTTGAACAGTACTCGGAAAAAATAATCCATGTGGGGGTGGAACTGCCGCATCGAGGAAACATTGACATTTCGCAAAATCACCAATGGGCAAACGAGAGATTTCAAAGAAATTGCATCAGCCGAGGCATTGACAAAATTGCGGCGCATTTGAATCCGGACGATGCCATCATTGTGTCGGATGTGGATGAAATCCCGGACCCGAACACCCTTGAAAAAATCAAGAAGGACGAGCTACTGACACATGAAATTTTCACATTAGAACAAGATTTCTACTATTACAATTTGAATAGCAAACACAATGAAAAATGGAACAAATGCAAAATGGTCACTTTCAAAAAATACAAGGAATTCAATCAGCCATGTGAAGTCATCCGATTCATCGATGGCAAACCAATTTCAAAGGGGGGGTGGCACTTGAGCTACTTTGGTGATGCGAAATTTATTAAAAACAAACTGCAGAATTTTTCTCATCAGGAATACAATTCAGAACAATACACCGACTTGGAGGAAATACAAAAAAAGATTGACGCGGGTTCTGACTTATTCACGCGCACGGTTCACTTGCAACAAGTGGACGTGTGCGACAATGCGTATCTCCCGCCGTTTTACAAAACACATCTAGCCTCGTTTTTTTATGAACCGGATACAAAGGCAATCAAGGCCCAAAAATACTGTTTTATACATAGTTGCACATTAGTGCATGGTGAAACAGGTGCACTGGATTGCCTTGTTGATAAAATAAATGCAAGCGGACTGATTGACGCATTGGATGCCGTGTTTATAAACAACATTGGAATTCCCATTGAACACAAATGCTGCAACAATGCAAAATATCAATTGACTAACTACTCGGAAAACGAAAAGCTCTATGAAAATCCAACACTGAACAAGTTGAAAGAGTTTTCTGAAAAAAACAAGGACAGCCACGTCTTGTATTTGCACACGAAAGGAGTTTCGTATAAACGAACCTATGATTGCATAAATGATTGGACCAATATGATGCTGCATTTCTTAGTTGAAAAATATGAGGATTGTTTCCGTGCATTGGATGGTGCCTACGACACTGTTGGATGCAATTACAATCCCGAACCGATGCGCCATTATTCTGGCAATTTTTGGTGGGCAAAAACGAACTATGTTTCAATGTTGCCCGCACTGGATGAAGAAAATCCTAATAAAATGTCTCCTGAATTTTGGTTGTTTCAAAATAATCCGGATGCATGCACCTTGCATTCTTCAGGTGTCAATCATTATCATCAAATGTATCCCCGAGAAAGATACTTATCCATAATGGATATAAATTGAGATTAAAGCGTTATTTTTTTATACTTTATTAACATAATATATGCACAACGAAATAAGTTTTATATTATGTCATCATCGTCCTATTCTGCATATTTAGCAAATAAAAAGACTGTTTGTTGTTGCGAAAACACGCAGGGTCCGCCAGGCCCCATGGGTCCCAAAGGAGCCAAGGGAGACGTTGGTCCAACCGGTCCACCAGGTCCAACAGGTCCACCGGGTCCAACCGGTCCCGAAGGACCCGCCGGGCAGTCGAATGCATTTTTCAATTATTTGGCAGACACGACCATCACAAGTCCACCAATCTCAGCTGGGACATTTGTTTGGAATGATTATGACCAACTCAATGTTGCGAACACCATTTATATATCTAGCTTTGATAGTTTCGGCAACGACATTGATGTTTTTTTAGAGACACTGCAAGTGGGCGATTTATTGATTTTGCAAGACCAATTGAATAGCAACAATTATCAAACTTGGGTAATAAACAGTGTGGATGCTTCAAATCCGAATGATTATATAACATTTGGTGTTTCTCTTTTTGCACCGGCCCCTCCTCTTGGTTATTATCCTTTTCCATTATTCACTACAACTCCTGCTCTCGTGATAACTCGTTCAAGTGGCATTCCCGGACCGCAAGGTGCCACGGGAGCAACTGGCGCAACGGGAGCAACGGGCGCAACAGGAGCAACGGGCGCAACAGGCGCAACGGGCGCAACGGGAGCAACAGGCGCAACAGGCGCAACGGGAGCAACAGGCGCAACAGGCGCAACGGGAGCAACAGGCGCAACAGGTGCAACAGGCGCAACAGGCGCAACGGGCGCAACAGGTGCCCAAGGTGATACAGGCGCAACGGGTGCCACGGGCGCAACAGGCGCAACAGGCGCAACAGGCGCAACAGGCGCAACGGGAGCAACTGGCGCAACGGGCGCAACTGGTGCAACGGGCGCAACAGGAGCAACTGGCGCCCAAGGTGATACAGGCGCAACAGGCGCAACGGGCGCAACGGGCGCAACGGGCGCAACGGGCGCAACGGGCGCAACGGGCGCAACGGGCGCAACTGGCGCAACTGGCGCAACGGGCGCAACTGGTCCAGCGGGTCCTTTGATTCCAGCAAACACTGAAGGACAATATCTCGTTTGGAATAAAACAGTTGGTGGGCAATGGGTCATCGGGTCGGACAGTTCCTATTTGGGAGAAACAAATGTTAATTTGGGCGCACATGCCATGGAAACCCTTGATGCGAATCCTTCGGCATTGTTCAACACTGCAGTCGGAAACAATGCATTGCAAAATATGACGTCCGTGCCATCCATGAGCGCATATCCACAATCAAATACAGCAGTTGGATATGATTCTCTCAAATCAACCACTTATGCACAAAATAATACTGCAGTGGGAGCAGCTTCCATGCGCAATAACACAACTGGCACAGCAAATTCGGCGTTTGGTTATGGTGCGCTCATTCAAAACACAACAGGGTCATACAACACGGCCATTGGCACAGGTGCAGGACAAGCAGCTACCGCCGCAAATGAAAATGTGTCGGTTGGATATTCTGCAATGAGTGTCAACTTAAATGGACAACGAAACACCGCAGTTGGAACTTATGCTGCGGACAGAATGTTTAACAACGACAATGTTGCGCTCGGATATCGCGCACTAAACGGTGATGCGACCACTGCCAGCGATGGAATAAACAATGTGGCAGTTGGCTCGCGGTCATTGGAAAATATTTCATTTGGTGCAAACAACAATACCGCAGTTGGCATGCAGTCCATGCTTTCGAATTCGACGGGATCTCAAAACACTGCAGTTGGCCGGAATGCGTTGTCCAATAACATTAGCGGGACTCAAAATGTGGTCATTGGAGACAGTTCGGGCAGTTTCATCATTGATGGCTCTGGCAACGTGTTGCTGGGTTCAAATGTGCAAACATTCGGCGACTATTCGAATTCCATTGCAATCGGCGCCAATGCGGTTGGTGTGGGTTCCAACACCACCGTCATCCGTGAACTAAGAAATGCCGACGCAACGGTTTTTCCAGATGGGCCCATTCCAGATGCACAGTTTTCCAACTACGTTCATTACAACTCCACAACGAATGAAGTCACTTACGTTCCCGAAGTTTTGTATGTTTCCAATCCGACATACACCCTCAGTCCGGGCGCTTCAAACCAGCAACTGACAATTGTCAACAAAAAGGTTCCTGCGCCAGGCCAGGATTCGCAATATCTTCAATTTGCGGAAACAAGCAACCCGAGCGAATCCGACCTGAATGTTTATGCCCTGGCAACAGATGGAGGCTCCAACATTTTCATTGGAGGCACATTCACCGACATAAATGGAAACACTGCAAATTCAGTCGCAATGGTGGCAACCACTGGTGCATTATTAAGTAATTTGGACAACGGCTTCACAAGCACGACAAGGGTAGAGACATTATATTACAAACCCACCGGAGTTGGCAATCGTTTGTATGCTGGAGGCAACATGACCACAACCGTGGCTGGTCCAACCACAGTGAATGGTCTCTCGTATTATGATTTGTCAAGTCTTTCGAATGCATGGCAGCCAATGGCGCAAGGCATAACGCTGACCAGTCCAAATTATCAAGTCAATTCCATAACATCAAACAATACGACCACTAATATTTATATTGGAGGTGATTTTCCAAGTACGTTTGGGGGAACCACCTTGAATGGAATTTGTTATTATGACCCTGGTGCAAACACGTTGAACCCTCTGCAAGGAATAACATATGGTGTCTCCCAGGTTTCAGCCACACCGGTTGTGAATGCTGTCATGCAATATGCTGGATACATTTATGTTGGAGGACAATTCAAGAGTGCAGGAGGTGTTCAAGCAAACAACGTCGCCAGATACAATTTAACGAACCAAATATGGGAAGCGTTGTGGGACACAAACACGAATCGAAACGGTGTGGTGGGAGTTGTCAATGCCATTGCAGCTGATGGAACCACTGGCAACATTTATTTTGGTGGAAGCATCACTTTCGCAGGAGGTAAAAGTTGTTCAAATCTGGCATATTGGAATCCATCTAGTTTCACGTGGTCAGACACAGCTGGCACCGGCCCAAATGGCACAGTTTATGCATTGGAGTTTGGATTTTCTGACGCAGCTGCCACTTCACCAGTCATATTTGTCGGTGGTCAATTTACAAACATTGGATTGAATGTGGCATACTGGACTGGTTTTGCATATGGACAATTGGATGATTCTGGAAGTTCGCCTCCACAAGGCGACGGTGTTGGTGACACTGTTTATGCATTAAAGTACGTGACTCTTCAGTATTCGCCAGGCGATGGTTATGGAATAAGACGTCTTTATGTCGGAGGAAACTTTTCACGTGTTGCCAGTGGAAACTCAAACCAAGGTTATTATTCTGCCAATGTGGCCTGCTGGAATGTGGATGGGTCTAGTAGTCTTCCGCAGTGGGTTGGCATCACTGGCGGTCCAACAACATTCACCGCGGGTGTTAGCGACACAGTAAGAGCATTGATGTATTTAGACCACAATATGGCAAGTGGGGTCCCATTGCCAACATTATATGTAGGTGGAAATTTTACAACATCGGGTTCAAGCAGTTTAAGTACTCCATATATATCTCAGTATGACATAACAATAATTCAATGGAGTCCATTGGGCAATAATTCCAACAACGCATTTAATGCACCTGTGTTGGCATTGGGGTTAAATAACGACGGAGGCGGCACTGGAAAATTGCACATAGGTGGTGAATTTACTACGGCCGCATCAAATACCGCAAATCATGTGGTGTTTTTTGATTTTCAGGTGAACAATTTTGAAAATTTCAGCACTGGTTCTGGGGGTGATGGCGTCAACGGGGTTGTTCGTGCGCTTGCATACACTTTCTTGAATACTTCGATTTATTCGCCTGGACAACAAACCACAATCATGGGAGGTGATTTCACATTGATGGATTATAATGGCAGCACTCAGGTTGATGCCAATTTGGTTGGATGGTATTCATATCAATTGCCAGGTAGAAACTTTAACAACATGTCATATATTGGACCAAGCGTTGGCGTTGGCCCCCTTACACCCATCAACACGTATCATGTGTCCAGCGTGAAAATGATAGGAACTGATGTATATGTTGGCGGCAGATTTGACATTGTTGGGCCAAATCACACGGTTGGGTCAAATAACCCGTCGGTTTACAACATCGCAAAATGGGACACTATCGAGAGAGTTTGGTACCCACTTGTCACAAGTTCAATTATAACTCCGGGGGTTGGTCTAAATGACGAAGTTTTTGCATTGGAAACCGATGGTTTAAATTTGTTTGTGGGTGGTAAATTTGCGCAGACCGGCAAAAACACAACCGTCCGTTTGAACTCGGTTGGACAATGGAATACATCAATGGAAACATGGACACAATTCAATTATTCAACCGATGTAGGGTTTTATAATGTACCCAATCCGTCAAACACCTATGTTAAAAATTTGTATTACGGCAATTCAACATTGTATGCAACTGGCGCATTCACCAACACACAAAATGGAACAGCACCAATCGTCGGCAGTTTGTCCTGCAATCTGGTTGCTTCCTTGAACCCAACGACCAACGTGATTTCAAACATTGAAAGCACGCTCAATGGTCAAAATGGGTTCAAATATAATGCGAATAACTCAATCAGTGTGGGAAATGCCATTTTGTATTTGAACCCGCACATTTATTTCGGTGGCTATTTTGACCGCGCTGCTCCTAATATATTATCTCCGTCCACACTTTTCACTAGAAGTGCGCAATATGTGCCTTACATTGCACCGATATTGTCTCAAATCGTCATCAACACGAGCAGTTGTCAGTTCATTAATTCTGCAACTGGAGCAATAACAACTTCATACACTCTAGACAGTCAGTATGATGACATTCATTTGATATTTGACACGGCTTTAAATGCATGGCTCATTGTGTATGGTTCGAACTTCATTGGAGCAACGGGCGCAACGGGCACAACTGGTCATACAGGCGCAACAGGCGCAACGGGAGCAACGGGCGCAACGGGCGCAACGGGCGCAACGGGCGCAACGGGCGCAACGGGCGCAACGGGCGCTACGGGTGCTACTGGGCCGATCGGGCCGGTGGGTCCAGTAGGTGCAGGAGGTGCTACCGGATATCATGGGTCATTTTATGACACTGTTTCAGTTGGACCTTTCACAATAAACACCGCATATGCAATTCCCATAAATACAACCGATGCAACTGCCACCAATGGGGTGTACATTGGGACGCCAACATCTCGCATTTATAACACATATGCGGGAATATACAATGTCCAATTTTCGGCTCAATTTACAACGACTTCCACTGGCAATGACGTGGATTTAGTAAATATTTGGTTAAAGAAAAATGGGGCAAATGTGTCTTACACAGATGGACAAGTGAGCATTGCCACAAAGGCAGGAGGATCCATATCCAGTTGGAATTATCTATTGCAGTTAAATGCGGGAGATTACATTGAGTTTTACTTGAAATGCACTACCTCGTCCCATGTTTCGTTGTCGACGCTTCCAGGAAGCGGTACTCCTCCAAACAATAGTCCAGATTCTCCATCCATCATTGTCACGTACATGCAAGCTGCATACAATGGTCCAACGGGAGCAACGGGCGCAACGGGCGCAACGGGCGCAACAGGAGCAACGGGCGCAACGGGAGCAACGGGTGGAAGTCCATGGATTTCCACAAACTACATTGGACCCACGGGACCAGGATACACTGGAACGGGATACACGGGCGATGTCATGGTGTTTGGAAAATTGTATGTGAAAGACGGCATTGACCCAACCTATTTAGCATTGGAACCACGGACGGCTGACCCAATACCAGCGGGGTTGCACGGAATATGGATGGACTCAACCAATGGCAATGCATTGCGGGCAGACAACATTTACATGAATGTGAGTCCGACACTCCCTTCCATCTCATTGAAGCCTGACAGCACTAAATCTGAAATAATATTAGCAGATAACTCATCACAACTGCTGCGAATCAACACTTCGACTAGTGGAGACGCAACAATTGGCCACACTGGTGCGGTTGGTAATAATCTGGGTATAACCACGAATCAAAATCTGACAATATCGGCAGACAATATAGATTTATCTTCTGTTGGTCGTCTCATTGTTCCTACTTTTGCTGGTGGTGATTATCTGGATTACAATCCAACAAACGCAAATCTCACACTTGCGACAAATAATACAGGTGGTGGTTCTAATCCCATGCTTACCTTAAGTCAAACTGACACAAATACCGGTTCAGCAGTTATGCGGTTTTATAAGAATACATCTACGAATGGTTCGGCGATAGGTGAATTGTTTTTCGCAGGTAATACAACAACCTCAACCAATGTAGAATACGCAAGAATATCAGCGACTATTCGCAATAATACAAATGTTAATTTGGATGGGTCAATCTCTTTTAATGCGAGAGTGGACAATGTGAATACGGAATTCATAAGGGTGAATGGTGTTGATAGTCAAACCGAGTTTTTTCGCCCGATAGATATGAATGGCAATGCAATAACCACCGCTAGTGGAAGTTTAACACTTGATGCAACTGGTTCAAGTGGAAGCGGACAAATTATTTTACGACCCAAAGAAGTATTAGGAACAGAAACTTTAAAAATACCTTATACTCCTGTTGCTGGTGATGAGTTTGTAATAGAAAAATCTGCAAGTGCCACAAATATTTATCAAGTTGGAGGTGCTACTCCCAATAGTTCCGTTCAAGTATTTTTAGGGGCGGGGGGGATGAGATTAATAACAATTAATCCTGGCGTTGCACCTACTTTTGGTTTAAATAATGGAAATTTTCAGAATGCCGTTCACCAATATTCTGGAACAAGTTATAGTTTAACCTTACCGTCAGCGGGAGAGTTCAGGTTGGTAAATGCGGACTTAAACATGAACGGACAAAACATTACAACTTCAACTGGGAATGTGTCCATCATTGGCACTGGTTCAACTGGAGCCGGCAGCATCAATATAACTCCAAATCCAACTACTGGATATGTTATTATGAACAATTTGCCATCAACTGCAACTGGATTGCCTGCAAATGCAGTGTGGAACAATTCAGGAATATTGCAAATTGGAACTGCAACACCGTTGTCTAACGTGTCATCTGGCACTGTAAATGTGATCACATTGTCTACACCATCAACTTCGGCCACATTTAATGCAGCATCATATTATGCGAATAGTTGGTCAGCATCGATGCCAGCAGGTGCAGTTAATCTTACACCAACTTTTTCAAATTTCATAATAAACGGAGTTTATCGATTTTA